AACCAGCCGTGCTCCCGATACGTGCCTAACTTATTGTGGACGCAGTAGTTCACGCACTGAGCCCAAGTGCCAGTAAACATAATTTTATTACAGCTCATGTCTACAACTTTTCTACTGACGGGCTCGGTCATTGTCTCTTTCCTATGAAAATGGCGCGATACCCGCCGACGCACGCGTGGCAGTCCTCGCCCACCAAAACCTCTCGGCCTGTGGTTGGCGAATACTCATATCTAAATATGCGCTGCTTGCCCTGACAAACTCTGCACATGTGGTCGTAATCAATAATGTGTTTCATTAGTTCCTCCTGTTTAAAATGGGATTTCCTCATAGAGATGTGATGGCGTCCATACAACATGCACACCATGCATCTGGTAGATGTATTCAGTCAGTACAAAAGAATACATTTTGTTAAGCGTTTAGTATTTTCTTAACGTCTGCAATTAATTTATCTGCATCGTCATACTCATATGTTTCGGTATACTCTCCATCTGGATCGCGCTCACCAAACATAAATTGTTTCATATCGCCGTCTTTTCGTGCGTCAGCAAATTCTGCTAAATCTGGATTTTTGTAATCAACCCATATAACTAAATGGAAGTCGTTACCGCAGTCCTTCAGAATGCAAGGCGCAACATCGTTGTGCCAAGAGTGATCCTCAAAGCCCTCACCTTTTAATGCGTTAAATATTTTCTCAAACACCTCTAAGTCGTCAAAGTCTGGAAATTCTTTTTTTACTCTATTCATTGGTTCTCTCCTGTCTAAAAACTGTCTGTAAACTGTCTAATTGATATTAAGATAGCTATTAGCTAGCTTATATACAAGTACCAGAAGTTACTTTTTATAAAAAAACGGCAAACAGTGAAAACATCATGGATAAACAACGAGTTGCGTTATTTGTACGCATCACCGAAGAGATCAAAACTAAGCTTGTAGCCAAGGCCAAGGCCGAAGAACGGTCACTGGCGAGCCTATGCAAGGAGATCCTCGGCGAATCAGTAAGGGACGAAGATGACCAAGACATTCGCAGGCATTGATCCCGGATATAAAACGGGCGGCGTGGCGCTCCTCCAGGGGGATTGGGCTGAGGTACACGACCTCCCCGTCTTCACTGAGGGAGGCCTCGACGCCCACGAACTGAGGCAGATATTAAGCAGTGTGGCGGTGGATTACCTTGTCATAGAGAAGCAGGGCGCCCGGCCAAAGCAAGGCGTGAGCTCGGCATTTAAGATCGGGATGGGTTTCGGTCAGATTTTAAGTGCCGTCTCACTGCTTGGCATCCCCCACCAGATCGTCACCCCGGCCAGTTGGAAAAAGGCGTTGCGTGTCCCGGCAGATAAGGATGGCGCCCGGCGATTAGCAATACAGCAATTCCCTGCCCTGGCTGACGACCTCAAGCGCAAGAAAGATGAGCACCGAGCCGAGGCTCTACTCATGGCGACATATGGGAGGATACTACAGTGAGGTATGGCAGCGTATGCTCCGGCGTGGAAGCCGCCACAGTCGCGTGGCATTCGCTTGGTTGGAAACCGCAATGGTTTAGCGAAATAGAACAATTCCCGTCAGATGTATTGCAGTATCATTACCCTGACATTCCAAACTTAGGCGATATGACAAAATTTAAGGAGTGGCCGCATGACCGATCAATTGAGCTTCTTGTTGGAGGAACACCCTGCCAGAGCTTCTCAGTCGCGGGACTTAGAAAAGGACTTTCTGACCCTCGTGGTAACCTCATGCTTACCTACCTTGCAATTGCTGCAAGATATAGCCCCCGATGGTTGGTTTGGGAGAACGTCCCCGGCGTCTTGTCTAGCAACAGAGGACGAGATTTTGGAACCTTCCTCGGGGCGCTGGGCCAACTCGGGTATGGGTTCGCCTACCGAGTGCTTGACGCTAAATACTTCGGAGTGGCCCAGAGACGCCGCCGTGTGTTTGTTGTCGGATACCTTGGAGACTGGCGACGTGCAGCAGCGGTTTTATTTGAGCGCGAAAGCTTGCAAGGGCATCCTCCGCCGAGCCGAGAAAAGAAACAAGAAATTGCCCGAACAGTTACACAGGGCGCTCCTTTCAGTCATAATCTTACGACAGAAACTATAGCATTTGACGCTTATAACAACGATGTCACTGGCCATGTGACCAAAACCATCGACACAGGCCAAGATTATCATCACGTCCCGATAATTGTGCCAATGCAAGACGGCAGCGGAGAAGTGTCTAGCACCGTAGCGGCCCGTGACAACAAAGATGCAACAGATTTAATTGTAACTCCACAGACATCTTACTCTAACAGAGACGACGTTACACCAAAAACAGCAAAAGAAATAATCGGCACTCTAAGCGCAAGAGATTACAAGGGCGTGCAAGCGGTGGCATTTGGTGCGCAGAACAGCGCAAGCCAAGGGGATAGCGTGTCGGAGCATGTAACGCCCACATTAGACAAAAGCAAAACGCCGGCTGTTATGACAAATATGCAAGTGCGCCGCTTAACACCAATAGAATGCGAGCGTCTGCAAGGCTTCCCAGATAATTACACCCAAATTCAATACCGCAACAAAGATGCGAAGGATTGCCCGGACGGAGTTCGATATAAAGCGATGGGCAACTCAATGGCAGTCCCAGTTATGCGGTGGATTGGTGAGCGAATAAACATGGTTGAGAGTATACAAGTATCAGATACTATGGAGGCAACATGAAACCAGGTATATATTACGACATGAGCAACGAGGATTATCACGCAAAACCAGCGGTTTCCTCGTCATACTTAAAGCAGTGGTTGATGGAAAGCCCGATGCACGCTCAGTACGGCGAGGTAAATATCAGTGAAATAGTTGCAGCCATTGGCACCGCAACGCACTCGGAGGCGCTCGAACCGGGAAAAGGTAACGTCGTGTGCAGCGATGAGAAAACCCGCGCCACCAAGGCTTACAAGGAGCACGCGGAGCTTTGTAGAATTGAAGGTAAGGTCTTACTGCCCCGCAAGGATTACGAATTGGTGCAGGGCATGGTTCACGGCTTTACTACGGACGACGGCGAAATAATTGGCGGCCTGATGAACGACAGCCACTGCGGCAAACTGCTGAAGCAAGAGGACAGGATTTGCGAGGCAAGTATATTTGTTAAGCATCACACCGGGCTGCTTTTATCAATAAGACCAGACATTTACTCACCCAAACTTAAAGTAATGGGAGACGTCAAGACGTGCCAAGACGCCAGCGAGCGTGGCTTTGGCCGGGAGATATACAAACGAGGCTACCATTTGCAGGCGGCCTTCTACTGCATGATAGCGAGATTACACGGCTGGGAGGTTAAAACCTGGGGCTTCCTGGCTGTGGAGAAGAAGAAGCCATACTTGGCCCACTTCCACACACTGAGCCCATCCGCAATGGATTATGCCTTGCGCGTCGTAGATCAGACGTTGCTGGAGATAGCCGAGGCGCGGATCACAAAAAAATACAACTCAAATTGGGGCTCATACTCAGAGCACGACTTACCAGGTTATTTGGCAGACACAATAGGAGACTAAAATGGACTACAGACTAGAAAACGTTGAGGCGTTGTGGCCTCGAATAGACAAGGCATACGCCTGGGATGAGGCCAAAGGCATGTCGGTGGATACACTGCCGACAGATACCAATGGCGCGTATGAAATGACGGTCATTATGAACGACGACCAAGCCAAGGATCTCGCCGGAAAAATGAAAGAGGTCTTTAACTCAGACGAGAAAACTAAGGGCAAGCAGTGGGTCATAACAAAAGAAGATCCAGAAACCGGACTTGAATCACAGAAAGTTGTCAAAAGTTTAGAAGATATTTTTGTGAAGCATGACGGCGTTTACCGGGCAAAATTAAAAATGCCTACCTACGGCGATCCAAGTACAAAACCAAAGCAATACATGTCTGACGGGACGAAAGCCGCTGACGACTTTCAGCTTACCACTAGCAGCATTGTGCATGTTATGTTTCGCATAAAGACATGGGCTTACGGTAAAAAGGTGGGCATTGCGCTGCGCCCTACTGGCGTCATGGTGGTGCGTCTGGCTGAACGTCAAGACCCGCCAGCCGAGGCAATGTTCGACGATTTGGTTGAGGTTGACCCGCTGCGTAACACGCTCATGGGCAAGGCATTGGATGACAACGCCCCGGCAGAGCCACCCAAAACCGACGCCGTGAATCCGTT